TTTGCCTCTGTTTATCCTACTATATCTTCTGGACAAAGCACAAAAGTCATCATAGTTTCTACTCCACGAGGTATGAATCATTTCTACCGTATGTGGCATGATGCCGAAAGATCAAAAAATGAATATGTACCAACTGAAGTTCATTGGTCAGAAGTTCCGGGAAGAGATGAAGCATGGAAAGAACAAACAATAGCAAACACATCAGAACAGCAGTTTCGTGTTGAGTTTGAATGTGAGTTTTTAGGATCTGTCAATACGTTAATTAATCCAGCAAAATTAAAAAATCTGGTATATGAGAACCCAATTAACAGAAATGCGGGATTGGATATACATGAAAGACCCATTCCTAATCATCAATATCTAATCACTGTTGATGTAGCTCGTGGTCTAGGAAACGATTATTCAGCATTTATTGTTTTTGACATAACAAGTTTCCCATACAACATAGTAGCGAAGTATCGTAACAACGAAATAAAACCGATGTTATTTCCAAACATTATACATGATGTTGCAAAAGGATATAACAATGCTTTTCTTTTAGTTGAAGTTAATGATATTGGAGATCAGGTTGCAAGTATTCTTCAATATGATTTAGAGTATGATAATTTACTCATGGCATCTATGAGAGGTCGTGCAGGACAGGTTGTTGGTACAGGTTTTTCTGGTAAGAAAACTCAATTAGGTGTAAGAACCACATCTGCTGTAAAGAAACTTGGATGTTCAAACCTTAAAACTTTACTTGAGGATGATAAAATACTTGTAAAAGATTATGAAATCATATCAGAATTAACTACTTTCTCTCAGAAACATAATTCATTTGAGGCAGAAGAGGGATGTAATGACGACTTGGCCATGTGTTTGGTTATATTTGCATGGTTAGTTGCACAGGATTATTTTAAAGAGATGACTGATAATGATATTAGAAAGAGACTATATGAGGAGCAAAAAAATCAGATTGAACAGGACATGGCACCATTCGGATTTATGTCAGATGGTTTAGAAGATGAAGAAGGATTTGTAAATAATGGAGATAGATGGTATACTGATGAGTACGGTGATCGATCCTACATGTGGGATTATATGTAAATGAAGTACCATCTCTACGATCAAAATGAAATACATAAAGGAACTTTCAATTCAATTCAAGAGTTGAGAAACTTTTTATGTGAATTAAAGTATGACAATGATGATAGATCATACATGGAGGATACATTTGATCATATCAAATCAATAAAATGGCATTGGGATATTGAGGAGTGATGGACTTTGATGATCAGTTAGAACTAGAGCATCTGTTATTCACAGAAAGAAAATGTAGAGTTTGTGGGCAGATTAAAAGTCTAACAACTGATTTTTATGTAACAAGGAAAAATAGAACATTACTATCATCATATTCATATGAATGTAAAGAGTGTACAAAGAAAAGAATCAAATCAAAGAAGATAAGTAACAAATGGGAATATCCAGATTGGTAGTTCACGCATTGTTTCCCCACTACAAACATGGGTTTTAATAAATAATTTCAGATTAATTCTGATAAACGGAGAAACAAGATGCCTCTAAATTTAGCATCTCCTGGCCTCGTTGTTAGGGAAGTTGATCTTACTATTGGTAGAGTCGATACAGCAACCACAAAGGCTGCTGGAATTGTTGCTCCTTTCCAGAAAGGGCCAATTAACGAACCTATCACCATTGAAGACGAACAAGGCTTAATAGATACGTTCGGTGAACCACTTGACATAGACAAGCACTATGAATATTGGTTGACTGCATCCTCATATCTTTCATATGGAGGTATCTTGAGTGTTGTTAGATCTGATGACAACGACCTGAAGAACGCAACCGACGACGGTTCGCCAGAAATAAAAATATTAAGCACAGAAGATTATAATAACAAGGGTTATGATCTGAATGCATTATCAAACACAATTGTAGCAGCACGTAACCCCGGTTCATGGGCGAACGATCTTAAAGTTGCAATAATTGATGGAAGAGCAGACCAACAACTTACACTTGGTGCAACAACAGTAGTTGGAACCGGTGTTACTCAAGCAGTTCCTGCAGGAACAGTTTTACCCGGTGTAGGATCAACCACTTTACTCGATGGATATTTTAAAGGTATCGTTACTGAGGTTAGTGGATCTGGTGCTAACACAGTTGCTGGTGTAAAGTTTGTATCACATGTATCTGCTGCTGGTATTGAAACTGCAAAAGATTATCAACCCGGTGGTGTTTACAAATTTGACACAAGCGTAATAAGTCTTGGAGTTACAGCAAACGCAGGTGGTGGTAATACCACAACTGTAGGAACAGCAGTAGACTGGTTTGATCAGCAAAACATTGTATTAAGTAATTCAACAGTTGCTTGGAACAATATAGCAGAAAGACCTTCAACAACTGCATTCGCAGCAGCAAGAAGTTCAAGATTTGATGAAGTTCATGTCGTTGTAATTGATGACAAAGGAACTGTAACAGGAAACGCAGGTACAATCCTTGAGAAACACATTGGTCTTTCAAAGGCAAATGACGCTGAGTTCTCTGCTGGATCACCATCATACTGGAGAAAGTATCTTTATAATAATTCTGATAACATCTTCGGAATGGGTGGCCCAACTGCAGCATCTTCTGGTATTACTACTACATCATTTGTTGCTGGAAACTTCACTAAGAAGACAGACATTGGTTGGGATCAAGATGCACAGGGTATTGACTTTGGTGCAAGTGGAAATCTAACACTTACATTCCAAGGTGGTAAGAACTACGGTGGTCAAACAAATACAACTACTGCTGGAGCAATGACAGCAAGTATTGGTGGTATCACTGAAGGTTATGACCTATTTGAAGATAAGGATCAGTTTGATATTGATTTCTTACTCATGGGTTCTGCAAACTACCCACAGCATGAAGCACAGGCAATTGCAAATAAACTTATTTCGATTGCTGAATTAAGAAAGGATGTTGTAGCATTCATTTCACCAAACAGAGGAGCATTTTTAAATGACACATCTGTTGGTACAGGAACAATTAATTCCGCTGCAGACATCACAAACAACGTAGTTGGATTCTATTCTCCGATTACATCTTCATCATATGCAGTATTCGACAGTGGATACAAGTATATGTTTGATAGATTCACAGACACTTTCAGATATGTACCATTAAATGGTGACATCGCTGGAACATGTGCAAGAAACGACATCAACAATTTCCCTTGGTTCTCACCAGCAGGAACAGCAAGAGGAGGAATCCTCAATGCAGTCAAACTTGCATACACACCAAATCAAACACAGAGAGATGTTCTATACAGTAATAGAATTAACCCTGTTATCTTCTCACCCGGAGCTGGAATCATCCTATTCGGTGATAAGACTGGATTTGGAAAAGCATCTGCTTTTGATCGTATCAACGTACGTAGATTGTTTATCTTCATAGAAGAAGCAATATCTGCTGCAGCGAAAGATCAACTCTTTGAATTCAACGATGAGATCACAAGAACTAACTTCGTGAACATTGTTGAACCTTTCTTACGTGATGTTCAGTCCAAGAGAGGTATCTTTGACTTCAGAGTTGTTTGTGACGAAACAAATAACACTGCTGCCATCATAGATAACAATGAGTTTATTGCAGACATTTTCATTAAACCTTCACGATCAATCAACTTTATTGGTCTAACGTTTGTTGCCACTAGAACTGGCATTTCGTTCGATGAAGTCATTGGAACTGTTTAACTAGAGGTATAAAGAAAAATGGCAACCCAATTTAACAGACCACCACTTAGAACGATCACCGACTTCAAGAGCAAGATGGCCGGTGGCGGTGCAAGACCGAATCTGTTTGAAGTGGAATTAGTATTTCCCGATCCAATAGCGATTGAGAATGACGTAAAAGAAAAATCAAGGTTCTTGGTTAAGGCTGCTCAATTACCTGCATCTAACATCACACCAATTGAAGTTAACTTCAGAGGTAGGATTCTTAAGATCGCAGGTGATAGAACCTTCGATACATGGACAGTCACCGTTATCAATGACGTTGACTTCGCAATCCGTTCTGCATTCGAGAAATGGATGAACTTTATAAACAAAATGGAAGATGCAACTGGAGCACAAGATCCAGCAGCATATCAACCAGATGCTTATGTTCATCAATTAGATCGTGACGGATCTACTCTAAGAACCTATAAGTTCCATGATGTATTCCCAACAAATATCAGTGCTGTTGATCTCAGTTACGAAACTGTAGACAGTGTTGAAGAGTTTACCGTTGAGTTCCAAGTTCAGTGGTGGGAAGCAATCAAGGGCATCGGAGCTAATGCCGGTGGCGAGGCAATCAACTAGACGTTGATTTATTTGATAAATAGTGTATAATAGAATTATAAAGACGTTATACAATGCCTAAACTTTTTGGTTTCTCTATTGATGATTCAGATAAAAAACCTGATTCAGTAGTCTCCCCTGTTCCTCCTAACAACGAGGACGGGGTTGACTATTTTATACAGTCTGGTTTTTATGGTCAGTATGTTGATATAGAAGGAGTATATAAAACAGAGTACGATCTGATTAAAAGATATCGTGAGATGGCCTTACATCCGGAGGCTGATAATGCAATTGAAGATGTTGTTAATGAAGCAATTGTAAGTGACTTGTATGATTCACCAATCGAAATAGAATTATCAAACGTAAATGCAAGTGATAGTTTAAAAGATAAGATTAGAGCAGAATTTAGACACTTGAAAGAAATCATGGACTTTGATAAAAAGTCTCATGAGATATTCAGAAACTGGTATGTTGACGGAAGACTTTACTACATGAAAGTTATTGATGTCAAGAGACCTCAAGATGGAATACAGGAACTAAGATATATTGACCCGATGAAGATGAAATTCGTCAGGCAAGAGAAGAAAAATGGGAATCCTCAAAGAGGAAATGGAATAATTGATTATAGCACTTTGAAAGATGTTAATAAAAGTGCTTATCCAGATGTTGAAGAGTATTATATTTACACACCAAAACCAAACTATCCAGTAGGTGTAATGTCACCTGCATCATCAGGTCGTGAGAAAAATATCAAGATTGCAAAAGATTCAATCACTTATGTAACCTCTGGTTTGTTTGATAGAAATAAAGGGACTTGTTTATCATATTTACACAAGGCAATCAAGGCTCTGAATCAATTAAGAATGATTGAAGATAGTCTTGTAATTTATAGATTATCAAGAGCACCAGAAAGAAGAATATTCTATATTGATGTCGGTAATCTTCCAAAGGTAAAGGCAGAGCAATATCTAAAAGAGGTGATGTCTCGTTATAGAAATAAGTTAGTATATAATGCACAAACTGGTGAAGTTCGTGACGACAGAAAGTTCATGTCTATGATGGAAGATTTCTGGTTGCCAAGAAGAGAAGGTGGTCGTGGAACTGAGATTACAACACTTCCCGGTGGACAAAATCTTGGAGAACTATCTGATATCGAATACTTCCAGAAAAAACTATATCGTGCACTCGGAGTTCCAGAATCAAGAATCGCATCTGAAGGTGGATTTAACTTAGGTAGATCATCTGAAATTTTAAGAGATGAACTTAAGTTCAGTAAGTTTGTTGGAAGATTAAGAAAGAGATTTGGTAATATGTTCAATGACATGTTAAGAACTCAATTAATTTTAAAAAATATCGTAACTCCAGAAGATTGGGAGAAGATGAGTGATCACATTCAATATGATTTCTTATATGATAATCATTTTGCCGAACTCAAAGATGCAGAATTGATGAATGAAAGACTTGGATTAGTTGCAACTGCTGACCCTTACATCGGAAAATATTACTCTGTTGATTATATTCGTCGCAAGATTTTACGTCAAACTGATGATGAAATTGTAGAACAAAATTCACTCATAGCACAAGAGAAAGAATTAGGTATAATTCCACCTACTGAACAAGAAATGCAGATTGCTCAACAACTCATACAAACAGGATCAGATCAAAATCTTGGAAATACTCAAACTGAACCAGAAGTTGATACAGATAGTGTGGAAGCTCCAGAATCTCCCAAAGGTGGCGAGATATAAATAAAACATAGGTATAGGATTTTTATCTCATGGATGAATTAA